ACGGCAACCAAATCACGGCCTACCTGCAACTCTTCATGCAGAACGCCATCTCCCAAAAAACCCTCCTCACCATCCTCCAACAAGGCGAAGTCCTCCCCACCACCCTCGACCTCGACGCCGAAGTCTCTGCCACCGCCGAAATGCTCGAAGAGCAAATGGCCATGTCCCGCCTCGGCGCCGCGGCTGGTCCGGACCTAGCGTTCCAAAACGCCGGCCAAGGCCAAGACCTCGACAGCCAAACCCTCCCGACCCCCCTCCGCTCCGGCCGCGACGAATGACTAACATCTTCGCCGCCATCACCGCCGAAACCCGCTGCCGCACCTGCCGCTGGTGGTTCCCCACCTCCGACATCCACCGCATGACCGAAGACCCCATGCCTGGAACGTGCCACCGCTACGCCCCGGACCACTCCGGCTGGCCCGAAACCTCCCCCCTCGAAACCTGCGGCGACTGGACCTTCGATGTTGACGGCAATGACTGAAGACGAGTACCTCCTCGCCCTGGCTCGCGCCATCACGAGCCGCGAAGACCTCATCGCCACCGAGGTCCGCCCCCTCCTACTGGAACTCGCCCTCCGCATCCGCGCCCTCCTCTTCCAATCGTTCGGCCAATCCACCAGCCAACCACTCCGCGCCCTCCTCTACAACCAACTCCGCCCCCAAATCCTCGCGCTGCTGCAGCAACTATCTGACCGCTACTTCACCCAAATCAGCACCACTCTGCCCGAGCTATATCCAGTCCTCGCTGCTACACACACCCGCTTCGCCCGCATAAACACCACCATCCCCACCCCACCGCTCGGCGACCTCCTTGCCGGAGCGACCGTCCTCAACCGCTCCGCCCGCGACCTCCTCGCCCCCGGCCCCACCGGCATCTCCCCCCTCACCCTCCAACTCGAACGCCTCCTCGACACCACCATCCAACCCGCCCTCCTGCGCGAATCCCCCACGGGCAAAATCCTCGCGTCGGTCGTCGCCGTCCGTACCAGCAACGGCACCGAAAGCGGCACCCTCACCCCCCTAGTCCGCAAAGGCACCGTCCTCAACGCCTGGCTCGACCGCCTCGGCGCCACCACCGCCGCCCTCCTCTGGTCGCTCAACGACCCAATCCAACAAGCAGTAGTCCGCAAAGCGGATGACCCACCAGAGTTCTACCGCTGGAACGCCATCCTTGACCCCAAAACCTGCCCAATCTGCATCCCACTGGACGGCACCACCGCCCCCACACCCCAAGCCTTCCCCAATGGCGCGCCGCCTGTACATCCGCGCTGCCGTTGTATAACAGTACCCGTATTCTCTTAGGCTGTTATTTGTGTGCGCAGAACACGGTAAACTAAGAGTGTACCCTCACTTACCCGCGTGACTGAATCAGTCAACGGGGTTCCTCCCGCGGAGGAACTGAGTGCGTCCGCGACGCCCTCCCCCGACGCTCAAAGCACCCCCAGTCCCGACGAACTGGCTCGCCTCCGGGCAAAACTAGACCTCGTCACTGAAGACAAACGAAGAGCCGGCGAGAAAAACGCCGAACTCAACCGCAAACTTCAAGACCTGGAGGAATCCCTTCGAGCGACGCAGGCCCAGCTCAAGTCCGGTCAGACCACCCAACTGGAACAATCGGGCGAATACAAAAAGCTGTGGGAAGACGCCAAGGAAACCAATCTCAACCTGGAGCGCCAGCTCCACGAGATGCAACTCACACTTGACGCCGAGCGCCAAGAGCGAGCCAAGGAAACCTTGAAATCCCGCGCCATCCAAGAGATCACTGCAGCCAAGGCCCTCCGGCCCGACCAGCTTCTCGCCCTCATCTCCACCGACCTCCGCGAGGTCGACGGAAAACCCGCAGTCATCTCGGGCGGCATCGAAATCCCCCTAGCCGACCACCTGGCCCGCCTCCGCGCCCCAGAGTCCGGCTGGGACCACCATTTTGCACCTATCGGTGCAAAAGGTATGGGATCTACAGCTGCCGCTCCGGTATCCGCCCCCACTGGAACGAACCCGTTCCTCGCCAGCCCGCCCAATCTGACCGAGATCGCACGTCTTTTCCGCGAAGACCGTGCAGCCCACGACCGCTACAAAGCCGAGGCCTCCCGAGGCTGAGCGGTACGCCCTCCCCCCTTACTGAGTTCTAGTCATGGCAGTTTTGCGCGGCGACGTAATCATCCCCGAGATTTTTACGCCGTACCTGATCGAAGCCACCACCGTCCGCAACAGCTTCCTGACCTCAGGAGTTGTGACGGCCCTCGACGCCCTCAACGTCGATCAAGGCGGCGACAAAGTCACCATTCCCAACTGGAAAGCTGACCTGTCCGGCGACGCCGAGCGCCTGACCGACAGCACCAGCCTGACCCCCGGCAAAATCACCGCCGACAAGCAAGTCGGCGTGGTCCTGCACCGCGGCCGTGCCTGGGAATCCCGCGACCTCGCTCGCCTCGCCGCCGGCTCCGACCCCATGGGCGCTATCGGCGCCAAAGTGGCCGACTACATCGCCAACCAGCAGCAAAAGGACCTGATCGCCTGCCTTAACGGCGTTTTCGGCGCTGTGGGCGTTGACAACGCCACCGCAGCCTTCGCCGCCCTTTCGATCGACGGCGGCGGCACAGGCGAAACCAACCTCGGCCCCCGCCAAATCGCTGCAGCTGAGGCAATCCTCAACGAAGATGCCGACAAACTCGGCGCCATCGTCATGCACCCCTTGGTTTACGCCGACCTCAAGGAGCGCAAGGCGATCGACTTCGTGACCGCCACCGACGCCCGCGTCACGGCCTCCACCGCCCTGGCCGCCAGCATCACAAGCCTCAACGCTTTCGGTGGCTCGGTAGCCGCTGCCTACACCAACAACCTGAGCGTGCCCTTCTACATGGGTATGCGCGTCATCCGCAGCAAGGACGTCCCCGTCTCGGGCACCAGCCCGAACAAGAAGTTCGGCTGCTTCGTGATGGCCTCGGGCGCTGTGGGTACCGGTCAGCAAGCCTCTCTGCGCTCTGAAGTGGACCGGGACATCCTGGCCAAGTCGGACGCCATGTCGGTGGACTGGCATAACGTCTACCACCCCCTAGGCGCCCGTTACACCGGTCCTGTGAACCCCACCGCCGCCGATTTGGCTACCGCCGCCAACTGGCAGAAGGTGTTCGAGACAGAGAACATCGGCATCGTCCGCATCACCGTCACCTCCAACTTCGACTGAGTCGCTCGCTAAAGCTTGCGACATAATCGCCCCACTGCAGTAGGTGGGGCACCTTCTTTCCCCCCAACTGGATCGACCCATGGCCTCCCTTTTTGAACTGGGCGACATTCCCGGCGGACTTCTCCCCGGTCAAATGAAGCTGGCTGCCCCCACAGCCACTGCCACTCTTAGCGCTGCCAACAGCTACAACGTGATCGTGCGCGGCGTCCCCACCGCCGCCGCGACCTACACGACCGCCACTGCCGCCGACATCATCGCCGCCATCGGTAGCGACTGCGCCGTCGGTACCACCTTTACCGTAGTGGTGATCAACGCTTCCGCTGGCGCCAACCTGATCACGATCGGCGCCGGCGACGGCGTCACAATCAGCGGTGTCGCCACCGTGGCCCAAAACGCATCCAAGATCTTCCTGGGTCGCGTTACTGACATCGGCACTGCCGCTATCACCCTCTACGGCCTCGGCTCTACTGCCGCCGCCGCCGCATGATGAACGGCGCTTAGCGCTTTTCATCCTTGTTGCGCCCCGCTTAACGGCGGGGCTTTTTCTTACTCCACTGGAACGCTCATGGGAATGTACGCATTTCGCCGCCTGCGCGAACAAGAAGCCGCCGACACAGCCTCCAACACAATTGACACAGCGGTATCCACAACAAAATCCAGTTACCCCAAGCCCGCCAGCTTTGATGAGCCGGCTCCACAAAAGCGCACACGCAAGAGCAGTGCGAGCGTAGCGAGCACGGCGGAAAACTAGGCATATAGTGGCATAGCACCTGATGGCGACGTATCTGGGCGGAGGCGGAGGAGACGCCCGCATCGACATCGGCGCTATTACTGACGGTGGCACCAGCCTCACTGTTGACGGCAGGGCATACCGAAGCACTGCCACGATCACCCGCCCCAGCAACACCACTGCCTACACCGCTGGCGACGTGGTGGGTGACACAGGCGGTAGCGCCATTATCAGCTTGACGGGTGCTGGCCCCGCTGCGGGCTTCGTGATCATCCAGAGCATCTCGCTGGTGTTCAGTGACAGCGTGGTGCCCTCTGGCATGGGTGCGTTCCGCGTTCACCTCTATAGCGCCTCGCCCACGGCCATTGCCGATAACGCCGCCTTCGACTTGGTGAGCGGCGAGCGGGCCAACTACATGGGCTATGTCGATCTGCCCACCCCACAAGACCTTGGCAGCAGCCTCTACACCCAGACCGATTACCCCGGCAGGCTGATCAAGCTGGCAGCCGCCAGCACGACGCTGTTCGTGGAGATTGAGACCCGTGGTGCCTACACCCCGGTAAGTGCCAGCACGGTGAGCATCCGCGTGAATCTGCTGGAGGCTGGCCTGTGAGTCGGCTGCTCGTTGCTCAGCGGGCACTGACGGTCCCCGGCTGGGCTAAGGACGAACTCTCACGGAAGGCGCAGTCGATTCCCAGCTTGGACCTGCGTTTTGCGGAGTCGAAGTCACTAGTTGACGCCACTACAGGGTCCAACCTGGTCACCTTCACCCGCGCCAGCAGCGGCACGTTCGTGGGCAGCGACGGGCAGATCAAGACGGCGGTGACGAACCTGCTGCTGCGGAGTGAGGAGTTTGATAATGCGAGTTGGGTCAAAGGCCAATCCTCGGTGTCTGCCAATGCGGTGGCTGCTCCTAACGGCAGCATCACTGCTGACAAGCTCGTAGAAAACACGGCGAACGCGCAGCATATTGCATACGTTGGATCGCTTGGCCTGTCAAGTGCGATTTACACCTTTTCTGTTTATGCAAAAAGCGCAGAAAGGAGCCAGGTATTCCTTAGGCTTGATACTGGAGTCACTACCATCCAGTCCAGTTTTAACTTGTCAACTGGGACTGTGCTTTCGCAAGGCTCTGGCAGCACTGCGGCAATTCAAGCACAAGGTGACGGGTGGTATCGCTGCTCAATCACATTTACTTCGGCTAATGCGATTGTCAACGCAGTCATAATGACTGCCGCTTCCGGTTCAAGCTCCTACACTGGCGACGGCACCTCCGGCATCTACCTCTGGGGAGCCCAACTAGAGCAGTCGTCTACTGTGGGTGAATACATCCCTACTACCAGCACGATCAACAGTGCCCCCCGCTTCGACCACAACCCCACGACCGGCGAAAGCCTGGGGCTGTTGGTGGAGGAGCAGAGGACCAACAGCATCCGCAACAACACGATGGTGGGTGCAGTGGCGGGGACGCCGGGGACTAATCCTACTAATTGGACGTTTGTAACAACCCAATCAAACGGACTATCAATTGACCTTGTCGGTACGGGAACTGAAAACGGCATTACTTACATTGATTACAGGTTTTATGGAACGACTGTAAACACAAATTCCATTGCAATCGGAATTGATTTCGGAACGGCTGCAACAGGGCAAACTTGGACTGGATCAACGTATTGGAAATTGGTTGGCGGGTCATTAACCGGCATAACAAGCCAAACCATAGGTTTAATTGAGCAAACATCAGGTGGTTCTTTTGTTGCAGGCGCTTTTTACGCTCAAACGGCACCAACAACAGCATCGTTAAGCACACAACGCCCATTTGCAACGCGAACTTTATCCGGTGGCGCAACAGTTGCACGATGTCAAATGAATGTTAACTTAAATGTAGCCAATGCAACCGCCATTGACATCACCCTCCGCATCGGCCTGCCCCAGCTAGAGCAAGGCGCCTTTGCTACCAGCGTGATTCCGACATCGACGACAGCGGTCACCCGCAGTGCTGACGTGGCCAGCGACACCACCAGAGGCGGCAACATCCGCAGCCTGTTCACTCAGTTCCGCAGCCCCGCATCAGGCACCAGGCCGGTGGTTTCGCTGGATGACAACACCGCCAACGAGCGCATCGAGATCCTGACCAGCGGCACTGATCCAAAGCTGCTGGTGACTGACGGCGGCAGCGCCGTGGCTGATCTGGATGCAGGCACCGTGAGCGCAAACACCACGGCCCGCATTGCCGCACGATTCCAAACGGATGACTACGGCGTGAGCATCGACGGCGGCACATCGCAGCTCGACGCTGCTGGCACCTTGCCCACTGCAACCCGCATCAGGATCGGCAGCAACCAAGCCGGCGGCTATCTCAACGGCACCATTGCGCGGATCACTGGATGGGAAAGTACGCTGCCTTTGCTACCTCCAGTGAGCGGGTAACTTCAGCTATGATTACCCTAACTGCGAAGCGATTTGTGCAAGCCCTTCGATTTGGCAGGCTTGAGATTGTCGGCAAAGCATCTAGCCGTAACGGCCAGCCATACGCCCTATGCCGCTGTGACTGCGGCAAGGAAAAGGAGATTGCGATTTCCAGCCTTCGCCGTGGCCTCACGCAATCGTGCGGCTGCTTTCGCAAGGAGAAAGGCCCAGCCAACAAGCGCCATGGCTTGCACGCCAGTCGCACCTACAAGGCGTGGCTCTCGATGCGTCAACGCTGCTGCAACCCCAACAACCCTGCATATCCCAACTACGGCGGGCGTGGCATCACCATCGCGCCAGCCTGGGACACGTTTGATCAGTTTTTGGCCGACTTGGGCGAAGTGCCTGACGGCATGACGCTAGAGCGCAAAGACAACGAGAAAGGCTACGGCCCTGATAACTGCGTCTGGGCTGATCGTGCCACTCAAGCCCGCAACACCCGCAAGTGCCGCCAGATCAGCCACAACGGTCAGACCAAAACGTTGGGCGAGTGGGCCGATGAGCACGGCCTAAACCGAGCCACTCTTGCTCAACGGCTTGATACCGGCTGGCCAATGGAGCGGGCGCTAGCAACATCACCGCTCACTTATCACAACCGCGAGGCCGCAACCGTATGACCCCAGCACTCGTAGACGGCAACACTTCTCTGCTTTAGCCATGTACTGTTTCCGCTTTCCAGACCAGGCCACATTCCGCAGCCTCGCTGGTGCCGAAGGGCTGCTCACCGACGATGACGAGCTGATCACCGCCAGCCACACCTTTGCCATTGATGAGGTGGGCACGCTCAGCCAAGGCGGTGAATGGGACGCTGAAGGCGCAGTAATCACGCCCCCCACAGTCCTGCCCGGCTGGCACGTCAACTACGCCGGAGAGCCCCCTGAGGCTTGGGACCAATACCTGATCGTGGTCAATAGTGCCAGCCGTGTGTTCTTCGGTGGCTCCACCCAAGCCCCTGACACTGCCACCCTGGAGGCCATGGCCGCATGACTAACCCCTATCTCCGTGCTGCAAAGAAGTTCCCGGCCATGAAGGCGCAGGCCCTAGAGCGGCTGAGCAAGCGTTCGGCTCCGCCGAACAAACCAAAAACCCCGTCCAAACCGCCTAAACCGTAATGGCCGTCAAAGCCAAAGCCGGCCTCGCTGGTACGCAGCGCAAAGAGCCGGTCCACCACAAAACCACGCAAGGCTCAGGCCGGGGCAGCCGCCCCAAGACCGGCAAAAAAGCGTACCGCGGCCAAGGCCGCTAACCGGAATCCTAGGAGTAACGCACCACGCCGATGCCCGCTTCCATCACAGCCACCGTTGGCAGCGCCTCGGCGAACTCCTACCTAACCATCGCGGCCGCCGACTCGATCGCCGAAACGATGCTCGGCACCTTGACGTGGACCACCGCCACGACCGACCAGAAAACCCGCGCCCTCATCACAGCCACCCGCGGCCTCGACACCCTCGACTGGATCGGCGACCGCACCACAACAACCCAAGCTCTCGACTGGCCCCGCTCGGACGCGAGCTGCGGCGGCATTGACTACCCCGACGACGAAATCCCCGAGCAAATCCAATACTCCACATTTGACCTCGCCAACGCCCTGCTCGGCACCCCGACCCTGCTGCAATCCCCAACCACTGGATCGGCTGAACTTGTCCCCGGCGTCCCCAACAAAGACCTGCGCCGGCTAAAGCTTGACGTCATGGAGCTGGAGTGGCGAACTGATGTTTCTGCGGCGTCAGCCTCGATCGTTAGCCCCCTCTCAGCCCTGCCGCACCTCGCCACAATTCTGGGCTGCCTCACCACCAGCGTGATTCCCGGCGGCATGGGCCGCGTCATCGACCGAGTCCGCAGCTAAAGGCATACGGCATACTCCGGCGTTAGGCTGTGAGTATGCCAACTGCCTTCCCACAAGAGAAGCCAAAAAAGAAGCCGACCCGCGGCTACTTGGCCACCCCGCTGTCCCGCGACGAGCAGCGCCACATCGATCGCATGTACCGCGAACACGGCGGCCTCGTCAACCACATGGGCCGCAAGTTCTGCCGCAAGTACCCCGCCCTCCTTAAAGAAGACATCTACAGCTGCATCAACATTGCCTTCATCAAAACCTGCCGCGCCTGGAACCCCGAAAAGGGCACCTTCTCCACGATCTTCGCCATCTTCTGCGAAGGCGAGATCCGCCACTACATCCGCGACCACAACTGGTCCGTCCGCGCCCCAAGCTCCGTCCGCTCGCTCGGCCTCCGCGCCCAATACATGCTCCGCGGCGGCGCCACCTTCGAAGCCGTCTGCGCCGAACTCAAAACCGAGTCCGAAGACCTCAAACTCGCCCTCTTCTCCGTCCAGTCGCTCGACCACGAAACCCAAGACTTCAAGTGGCATCTCTGCCCCCGCCCCACCCCCTGGGACGTCCTTGAAGCCTCAGAGGAAAACTAGGTTTATATCCGACAGGTATCACAGTGGCTACTGGCTCGTTCTTCGCGGCGCTCGGCTACAAGCTGTACGTCAAGCTGGGCACCACGGCCAGCACCATCCCCACAACCTCCGCTGGGATGACCCGGATCCTGTCGCTGGACAACACCGGCATCCAGGGCACCTCCGAATCCACCTCGGTCGTTGACTACGACTCCGAGCAAGGCTTTCAGTCCAACCTCATCACGAGCCAGAGCTACAGTATCCCTTGCTCGATGAACCTGGACGTCACCGACGCCGGCTACGAGATCCTCAAGAAAGCTGCCATCAACGCCGCCTCCGGCTCCCTGCTGGAGTGGTACCGCGAAACCCCCGTCACCGACGCCTCGGGCGACG